TACTGCACTATGGCATCATGCACCTGACTATGCAGAGGAGCATGGCTTGTACAAACCTGTGCATCAGAAGCACCCTTGCACACTATGGGCAATGGAAACAAGGGCAAATTATTGGTTCGCTATGGATTTGTATGGACTAATGTTACTAGAATATAATAGACGATATAATAGGGTGCATGGTGCTAGTAAGCACAAAGAAGCTATCTATAGAGGTACATGGCTAATACCTGACCATACAGATGGTAAGATAACTGCACACCCTCAATGTTTTAGTGGACATGATGACCTCAAGACTGATGAGTTCTATCCCATTAAAGCATATAGAAAATTCTATATAGTTGACAAGATGAGATTTGCTAGGTATAACTATACAACTAAACCACAATGGCTAGAGGGAGAAGTAGCATGAAAGTAGAAGATTTAATAATTAGAATGGCTGAAGAACGTGATATGTGGAAAGAGAAAGCATTAAACATGGTTGAGAAAGAAACGTATGAAGCAGTTAGAGAAGCCTTAGCTGAAGTGAATAGACAACCTACTGTTAAAGCAGAAGCCTATGATACAGCATGGAAAGAAGTAGAGCATTGGAAAAAGAGAGCAGAGATGTGGCAAAAGGAATATGTTAAAGCTACATCTAAACAAGGTTGTAACTATGTATTTAGTGAGATACCTAATGACACAGATGGTCAAGAGTTTGTTGACACTATGAAGAAGTATCTTAACAAAGACTCATATAAGATGAGAGTGCGAGGACAACACATCAAAGAAGAACTCAAGGGTACAGGTGCTACCTATTGGGGGCAAGGATTAAATGAATCATCACATATGAGAATTTATATTGATGTAAAAAAGAAAGGAGAATAGCTATGATACAAGTATTTTATACGACATTTGCTTTGTCAGTTGTATATTTAGTATATGTTATATCAACTAATTTTGTTGTATAACTAATGCAAATATGGAGAACAAATCCTAATATGTTAGTTCCTTACTATCTTATGCACTCATATTTATATTATGTTATGAATGAACCTATTATTGATGACATAGAATATGATGAGATATGTAGGGAACTAAAGGAGAAGTGGGATAATGTTAATCATTACCACAAACACTTAATAGATAAGCAATCATTAGGTGCAGGAACAGGTTATCAATTACAATATAACAAAAGGATTGAATGTGCATCAATTGCTTTGTTAAATAAAAGTAAGGAGCATGAAAATGCAAATAAAAAATCTAGTAGATAAGTATTATTTATCTAGTGATTTCAATATGTTAACTGATAAAACTAAAGTAGATTATTCAAATTGTTTATCTATAATGTTGAACACTAAATTAGATGATAAGTTTATACACACAACTAAAGTCAATAAATTGACAGGAGCTATGGCAAGACAGTCATATGAACTGTGGCTTAATCGTGGCATTTATATGGCTAATCATATATGTGCTTCATCTAGAAAAGTATATTCATTTGGAATGGAGATGGGGTATGCAGAAACAAATCCATTTTCTACATTCAAGTGTAAGATAACTAAACCTAGAAAAGTTACATGGACAAAAGAACAGATTATGCAATTATTAGATTTCTGTTATGCAGATTTTCAATATAGAAGTCTAGGTTTAATTGTTCAGATGGCATATGAATGGTGTCAGAGAGTAGGAGACATGAGATTATTAGAGTTTACTAGCATAGATTTTGATAAGGGAGTGTTACATTTAGAACAATCCAAGAGAGGTGCAACAGTTCACCTACCTATTAGCGATGATTTACTTGAAATGCTTGTACAACAGAAGAATGAATATGACTTTCAAAAATATGTTGCACCCTATCCCAAAGCCCTGAGAGGCTTCTACAAGCCCTATACGTTGACTAGGCTGTCTATAGTAGCTAGGAGAGCAATGAAGCTCTGTGGGCTTCCTAATGAGCTTAGAATAGCTGATTTAAGACGGACAGGTACTACTGAAATGGTTGAAGCAGGAGTAAGTATGGGGCAAATAATGTCAGTTACAGGTCATGCTAATCCACAATCTGTGAAACCTTATATGAAAAATACTTTGGACTCTGCAAAAAATGCATTGACAATGAGACAAAGTAATATGAAGGGGATAGCTAATGTGTGAAACTAAAATATGTACCCAATGCAAACAAGAGAAGATGTTATCAGAGTTTTATGGGGAGAAAAGGTCATTAAATAAACTTACTTCAGCTTGTAAGATTTGCACTAGGCACAGGAATCTACAATGGTTAAAGAAAAATAAGACCAAAAGAAATGAATACCTTAAACGATATCGTAAAATGAGACCTGACCTTGAAAAGAACAGACAGTTAAAACATCGTTTTGGTATTACACTAGAGGATTATCATGGTCTCAAAAACCAACAAGATAATAAATGTGCTATCTGTAAAACCTCATTTGATAATGTAACAGCAAATGTTGACCATTGTCATACAACAGGAAAAGTTAGAGGATTGTTGTGTTCAAAATGCAATCATGGATTAGGTTTATTTAAAGATAGTGTAGATAATTTAAATGAAGCCATTAATTTTTTGTTGACAGCACGAAAAAAGTATGATATAAGCACAGATAACGTGCCGAACAAAGAACTATATAACATATAAGTGGTATATTATAAATGAATATATATAATTATGTAAGTGACTTACAGTTAAGTGTTGGTGAAAGTAAAAGAATGAATTGTCCTAACTGTAATGGATATAAAACTTTTAGTGCTACCAATAATATGGGTAAGTTACTATGGAACTGTTATAAAATATCTTGTAGTATATCAGGTTCAGCACGTATCCACTTATCTGTGGATGATATAAGAGATGCCATTGACCCTAGTGTACTAGATGATGATGTAAGTAATTTTACTTTACCTGATTATGTTGTACAACACAATGACAGACCTAATGTATTATCATGGTGTAAGAAATGGAACATTGATACTGACAAAGTTGAATTGTTTTATGATGTAAAAGAGGATAGAGTTGTATTTCCTATTGTACATGGCACTAGAATGATTGATGCAACAGGTAGGTCACTAGGAAAAAAATTACCTAAGTGGAAAAGGTATGGAAAAAATAACTTGCCTTTTGTTTATGGACATGGTAATGTGGCAGTAGTTGTTGAGGATTGTGTTAGTGCTATCGCAGTAGGCAGTGAAGTATATGCAGGGGTAGCAGTGTTGGGTACATCATTAGCTGAATCACACAAGAGATACCTTTCACGATTCTCAACTGCTATCATAGCACTAGACCCTGATGCAGTACCCAAGACACTAGCATTCGCAAAAGAACTGAGAGGTTATGTGAATGATGTAAAAGTGCTACGAGTTAGAGACGATTTAAAATACAGGAGAGAAGAAGACTTTGATAATTTAACTAAACTAACCCCAAAGGAGTAACCAACATGGAATTATCACTAATAAGAAGTTTAATGGACAAAGAGTTTTATGAAGAGCATAGAGGTGCTAAGTGTCCTGATAGACTATTCAGTAAAGACGTAAGAAAAATTAAGAGTGCCATAGATAAAGCTATGGATAGGTATGAAAGAACAGTAACACCTGATGAGATTGAAGCATTGTTCATGTCCAACAATCCATCAATGACTACTGCACAGAAACAAGCATACTCTAGCTTGTTCAAACAAATAAAAAAGGAGATGCCACTTGGTACAGACATTGCACAAGAAGTGTTATCTAAACTATTTCAGCAAGTTGTTGGCGAAGATATTGCTAATCTCGGCTTTGACTATGTTAATGGTTCTAAATCCACTCTTGAACCTCTTAGAAATGTTCTTGAGTTATATGCTGATGATTTTACTCCCAATCTAAAAGTAGAATGGGATGACATAAGTATTGAAACATTGCTTGAGAGAAATGATTTAGAAGCTAGGTGGACATTTAATATACCTTGTCTAACTAGAAAGGTAGAGGGTGTCAATGCAGGACACTTAATTGAAGTAGGTGCTAGACCTAATACAGGTAAGACATCTTTTCATGCTAGTTTAATTGCTAGTCCAAATGGATTTGCTCATCAAGGTGCTAAGTGTATCATACTATGTAACGAGGAATCTGCACACAGAGTTGGTGCTAGATACTTA